GAACATATTGCTAAAGATTTAACAGTAGAGGTATCACCGAAAGGACTAAACGTTTTACAGAAAGTTATGAATCAAAATAATGACAAACCAAAGCCCTAGAGGTGGAACAGAACTTCAATTTGAATATTTAAGAAATCACGTTGATTTTAAATTACTAGATCAAGTACAAATTTGTACATCAGTTCCAGAAAAAACTACATTACATTCAACTAAAGTAAATATACTTTGGCAAAAAAATTCTTGGGATCAACCTAATTTAAATCCATGGTTTAAAGATAAATCTAACCATAAAAAATATGATTGGTATGTATTTAATTCTAATTGGAACTTTGAACAATTTATTAAAAAATTTGATTTACCTACAGAAAAATGTGTTGTAATTAAAAATGGTATTGAAAATGTAAAACCTGTGTCTACTGTATATAAAAAAGGTGATCCAATAAAAATTATTCATCACTGCACACCTTGGAGAGGATTATCTGTATTGTTAGGTGCTATGCAACTTGTCAAAAATCCATTAATTAGTTTAGATGTTTACTCTTCTTGTGAAGTATACGGTAAAGTATTTCATGAACATAATGATCATCATTATCATGATCTATATGATCAAGCAAAAAAATTACCAAATGTTAATTACATTGGGTATAAACCAAACGAATACATTAAAGAACATTTAAAAAATTATAGATTGTTTGTATATCCTAGTATTTGGGAAGAAACATCTTGTATATCATTATTAGAATCTATGTCTGCAGGCCTGTATTGTATTACAACAAACTATGGAGCTATATATGAGACAGGAGCAGAGTTCCCAATGTATGTGCCTTATTCAAATGATTATAAAAGTCTAGCTAGAAAGTTTGCGCAAAGTATAGAAGTTGCTGCAGAATTACTTCAGGACACAGGCATCCAGGAACATTTAAAAATACAAAAAGATTATGTTAATAGATTTTATGATTGGAACGTTAGATCAATAAGTTGGACTAGATTTTTACAAGGAGCAATAGATGCAAAACAATAAACCCATTTGGTTTAATGAAGATACCTACCAAACAATAAAAGAGAAAAAAGTAGAAACAGAAACC